TTAAGATTCTTTCTGTGTTCGCTAACGAAGAAGTTCTTGTTGATGAAAGTATCGCTGAAAAATTTGTAACAAAGGGATTAGAAGATTCTATTTCTTTACCAACAGATGCAATTTCTACTAAGGGTATTAATAAACCTTTAGAAGATAGCACTTCATATGCAGATGAAATTTCAACCAAGGCATTTGGTAAAGCATTAAATTCTAGTAATTTTGTTATGTCAGAGGACATTTCTAGCAAAGAGTTTGGAAAACTCTTAGAGGATGTTCAACTTATGTCTGATAACGGAAACGGAAACTTCCTAAGAGATTTCGGTAAGCGTTTAGATGATTATCCTGTTATAACTGAAATGCCTTACCTAAGTATGACTAAATATATTGACCCTACAATTTCTGGTGTCGATGAAGTCACTCAAACTGACGTTGGGTTTATTATTCTTAACCCATATGCCGAAGCTGGTTGGTTCGCAGAACAATATGTCGGCACCCCACTAAACTTTTAATTAGGAGATACTAATGGATCTAAATGAAAATCTAAAAATGAAGGGCGAATTATCAATCGTTCTTCGCGCAGAAGATGGTACTGTTAAAAAATCTATCCATGTTCCAAACTTAGTTGTTACTGTTGGTAAGAACTATATTGCTTCGAGAATTGTTGGAACTGCTTCTAGCATCATGTCTCACATGGCTATCGGTACTGGAACTGGTACACCAGCAGCTGGTGATACAACTCTAGGTACTGAAGCTGGTCGTGTTGTTCTTGCTTCAGGAACTTCTTCTACAAACACTGTAACTTATACTGCTACTTTCCCAGCAGGTACTGGCACTGGTGCTATTACTGAAGCTGGTGTTTTTAACGCTTCCTCTGCAGGTACTTTGCTTTGCCGTACTACTTTCCCAGTAGTTAATAAAGCAGCTGGAGATTCTATCGCAATCACTTGGGTTGTTACAGTAAGTTAATATAAAGAAAATAAGCAATGGCAAATTCATCGCTATTAAAATCTACATTACACAACTCAATCGCTGAGGGATTGTTTAATGAGATTTCTACACGTTCAGCAAGATATTATTATTTTCTAGGGAAAACCCTAGAGTGGACTGACGAGGTAAATCCTCCATTTCCAATCGATAGTTTCGATTATGAGTTGAAAACTCGTAATGAAATTATTACAATGAAAGAAATTAAATCTACAGATGTCGCCTTTATTGTCAATAGAGTAGATTGGGTTTCTGGAACTGTATATGATATGTTTGATGATAATTATAGCGATGAATTAGATGGAATTGATTTAATTTCTGGTGGATATGGTTATGCTGATCCTCCGACTGTCACAATTACTGGTGGTGGTGGAACAGGTGCCACAGCAGTAGCTTCTATCGTTGATGGTGTTGTATTTGATATTACGATAACAAATAAAGGACGTGGTTATACATCAGTTCCAACTATCACCTTAACTGGTGGTGGTGGCGAGGGTGCTTTGGCATCTGGCGTAATTGCCAAAGCATATTCTGGAACTCAGCGCATGGAAAATTGTAATTTCTATGTCGTTACTGATGAATATAACGTATATAAATGTTTAGATAATGCGTTAAATTCTCCATCTACATATAAACCTGTTGGAACTACAGTTGATCCTGTGAATATGCCAGATGGATATATGTGGAAGTATTTGTATAGTATTCCTATCGCTTTACGTAATAAATTTTTAACTGACGTTTATATGCCAGTAGTTACTGCTCTTCGCGGACAGTTTTACTCTAATGGCGCAATTCAAACTGTTCAGATTGATTCTGGTGGACGTAACTACACTTATGCGAATATAACTTTACAGGGTGATGGATATAGAGAATCTGATCCATTATATTTGATTGGTGCTAACATAACAGGAAGTGGTGGTTCTGGATATACTTCTGGAGCTACTGTTGAAATTGATCCACCAATGAACTCGAACCCATGGATTGATGGAACTTTAGTTTTACTTGGCCAAAAAGTAAATTATAATGGAAACATTTATGAAGTTACGCTTCCAGGCAATTTGGCTAGCCCAGCCCCAACCCATAGATATGGTATTGTATCAAATGGAACTGCTGCTTTAAAGTTTGTTGGTTCAACTGCAGTGGCAGAAGCTGTAACTGTTGGTGGTATTGTAACAGAAATCAATTTAATTGGTGGTGTCAGAGAAGTTAATATGACCAGTGGTGGATCTGGTTATACAAATACACCAACTGTTTCTTTTGTTGGTGGTGGTGGATCTGGTGTAGTGGCACTAGCAGTTATGAGTGGAACATCTGTTTCTTATGTTGTTATTCAAAATTTCGGCGATGATTACTCAAGCATACCAGCTGTAGTTTTTGGAACTCAGTGGACTGCTACAACTGCTGTAACTGTTGGTCAGCAAATATTTTATTCTAATAGATTATATACAGTGACAGGTGCTGGTAATACTGGTTCATCTGCACCAACCCATACTTCTGGTTCTGCTACAAACGGAACTGCGACATTAACATATGCTGGCCAGCCAGCCACAGGAACCGCAGTTCTACGTTATGGAGCTGGATATTCTTCAATACCAGATGTACTGGTACAACCAGTGGCTGGTGGCGCAGGTGCAGGGTGTTATTTTTCTTCTGTCAAATCAGAAGCAAAACTAATTCCTATTATTGATGCTGGGCAAATTGTTGGCGTTCAAATTGATGATCCAGGTATAGGATATACAGCAACTAATATAAATGTAACTGGCGATGGAAGTGACGCTCAATTATCAGCAGATTTATCTCCAGGAGATATTAACACGTTACAAGCTAACACTGAATTATTGACACCAGATGGAAGAATCATGTCTTATAAAATGACTTCTGGTGGATTCGGTTATGCAGCAGCTACAGTTACTATCGAGGGTGATGGTACTGGAGCAGCAGCTGAGGCAGTTATACAAAATGGTAGAATTATTAAATTACGAGTAACTAATTATGGTGTTGGTTATCGTTGGGCGAGAGTTACAATTACTGGTAATGGATATGGAGCAAAAGCTAGACCTATTATTACTGTTTATGGTGGACATGGTAAAGATTCATTAAATGGTTTATATTCTCGCACACTAATGTTTTATACTAATGTGTCTAAAGATAAAAACCAAGGATTTGATGTGAATAACGATTTCCGTCAAGTTGGTATTATTAAAAATCCAAGAAAATATGGAACGACATATCGTTTAGATTCAGCTATTGGTTCTGGTTGTTTTGTAGTAACTGGTTCGATTAACACAGTACAATTTGAACAAGATATGATTATTCGTTTATCTTCTAATAATGCTAGATTCAGAATTGTTAATTTGAATTCAACATCAGCTTTATTACAAGCACTTGATAATTTACCACCTGTTATTGGTGGTGTTATGGTTAATGAATCAACAAATACTTTTAGTGTTTCTGGTGTAACCAATCCAACTGTAGATAAATATTCTGGTGATTTGTTGTTTATTGATAATAAACAAGCATTTACACCGACGCAAGACCAAACTGTTACTCTACGAACTGTTATTAAGTTCTAATAAATAAAAGTAATTAACTTAAGATAAGAGCAAAGAATGATTGATTTCAATACCGAACCGTATAATGACGATTATGACGAGAACCAAAAATTCTACAGAATTTTGTTCCGTCCAAGTTTCGCTGTTCAGGCTCGCGAACTAACCCAACTCCAAACAATTTTACAAAAACAAATTTCTCGTCATGGAGACCACGTATTCAAACAAGGTGCGATGGTAATTCCAGGACAAATCTCCATTGATAATAATGTACAATATGTAAAATTACAACCATTGTATGCTGGCGTTGCTGTTGAGACGTTTTTAAGCAACTTATTGGGTAAAACAATTATCGGTGCTAATGGTTTAGTTGCCGAAGTTATTAAAGTTCAAAGTCAAGAGACTACTGAACCAACAACAATCTACGTTAGATATAAAAATTCTGGAACTGATGGTGAAACTAAAGTATTCGCAGATAGCGAAACAATTTCAACTGAAGATTCTGTATACGAATTCCAAGCAGAAACTAGTGCTGCTACAGGAACTGCTTCTATCGTAACAATTGAACGTGGTGTCTATTATGTTAATGGTCATTTCGTTTTAGTTGATGCGCATTCTCTTATTCTAGATAAGTATACAAACACTCCTTCATATCGTATTGGTTTATCAGTAACAGAATCAGTCATTACTCCAGAAGAAGAAGAGACTCTTTTAGATAACGCACAAAACAGCTACAATTATGCTGCTCCAGGCGCACATCGTTATTTCATTGATTTACAACTAGCTAAGTTGCCTTTAGATTCAACTGAAGATAGCGATTTTATTGAATTACTAAGAGTAAATGAAGGATTTAATCAAAAATTAGTAAACAAAACTGAATACGCTGAGATAGAAAAAACATTGGCTAGACGTACATATGACGAATCTGGCGATTATACTGTTAGAGATTTTGCGATTGATATTCGTGAACATCGTACTAATGATCGTGGTGCTTGGACTAGCACTACTAACTTTATGCTAGGTGACATTGTATCAAATGGTGGTAATACATATGTTGCCAAAAATACTGGAACATCTGTTTCTATTGCGCCAACTCATACAACTGGTACTGCTTATGATGGTCCAGGATCTACTGGTATTAACTGGGAATATACAACTAATCCAGTTTATAATCGTGGTATTTTTCTATCTGGCGATGATTCTAAATTAGCTATTGGTTTAGAACCTGGAAAGGCATACGTTCGTGGATATGAGATCGAAAAGATTGCCACTGAATATGTAGCAGTTAATAAAGCAAGAGATTTCGTTCAAGCTGACAACGCTTTCATTACAGCAACAGTTGGTAACTTTATCTATGTAACTAATCTCAATAATCTTCCTCCAGTTAATACATTTGCTACAGTGGATTTGTATAATCAAATCACAAATTCTGCTGGTCGTGGAACTGCAGTTGGCACTAAGATTGGTACTGCTCGTGTTCGATTCATTGATTGGGATAATGGAACTATCGGGTCAACTTCTGCTGTATATAAAGTTTCTTTATTTGATGTTCAATTATTAAACGGATATACATTTGATAGACATGTTAAATCTATGTTCTATAATGGTGGTTCAGCTGCAACAAGTTTCTCTGCAGACATTAATCCTAATGTTACTCAATTAATTGGTTCTGTTACAGCTTCTGGTACTACTGTGACAGGAACAGGAACTTCATTCCAAACTGATCTAGTTACTGGAGATTATATCTCAGTTAATGGTTCATTATATCGTGTAACTGCTATTGCATCTCAAGTTTCTTTAACTATTGGAACATCATTAACAGCAACTGGTTCTGCATATGGTTTGGTTAAAACTAAACTTAACGAATCAGATTTAGATTCATTACTATTCTCTCTTCCATATTATGCTGTTAAATCATTGAGAAGTGCTTTAGGAACCAACGATACTTCTTATACATCTTATGAGAGATTTACTGGTACAACTTCTTCTGCTTCTGGTGGAACTTGTTCATTAACAGTATCAACATCTTCTGGAACTATGGCTTCTGGAGCAGTTAATGGTAATTACATATTAACTAATAATACAACTGGAAACATTATTCTTCCAGATTCTATTACTCCATCTGGCTCTTCTGTCACATTTACACTTAATGCTTCTTACGCATCAAGCCCATTCGTTGTTATTGGTGCCGTTAATAAAACTGGATCAACCAATACAGAAAAAACTAAAACATTAAATTCAGCAACAGTAACATTTACAACTCAAGCCACTGCAACAGCAACAACATTACTGTTAGGTAAGTCTGATGCTTGGAGAATTGTTTCTGTGAAGATGAAGTCTGGAACTTTTACGTCTCCAGGTTCAACATATTCTATCGACATTTCAGATCGTTATGATTTTGATAATGGTCAACGTTCTACTTACTATGATGTTGGTAGATTGACATTAAAAGATACATATGTTCCACCATCAGCTCCAATTGAAGTTGTGTTCGAATATTTCACACACTCAACTGGAGATTACTGCTCTGTTAATTCATATCCAGCTGACGTCTCATATAAAGAGATTCCTCCAGTTTTACGCGATTCTTTGGATTTCCGTCCTAGAATTGATGATGCTGGATTAGTATTCAGTGGTTCTGGGTCAGCAACATTAATACCAAAACGTGGCGCAGATGTTCGTACAGATTTCACTTATTATCTAGCTCGCAAAGAGAAAATTGCTGTTGATGTTAACGGAAACTTCTTTAGTATTTCTGGAACATCTTCTATCAATCCAGGAGAACCAGAAGATCCAGCAACTGGTATGGTTCTTTATAAGTTAGCTTTAGAGCCATATACATTCGGTACATCATCAAATAACGTTGATATCAAGAAAATCGATAACAAGCGTTACACGATGCGTGATATTGGTAAACTAGAAAAGCGTATCGATAATTTAGAATATTACACATCATTATCGCTATTAGAACAAGAAACTCAAAACTTAAAGATTTCTGATTCTACTGGTTTAGATCGTTTAAAGAATGGTTTCATTGTAGATAACTTCAATGGCCATGGTGTTGGTGCGTCAAACTCTCCTGATTATA